AACGAAGATCAAATGGCTTATGAAGAAGTAGTAATTACTGACGATATGGCCGAAGACGACTTCATTGAAATCACTGATGAAATCGCAGAAAGAATCGCAGACGTATATGAAGCTCTTGATGAAACAAACAAAGCTGCTTTTGATACGCTGCTTGAATCTGACGAAGGTTTTGAAACACTCCTAGCATTCGTAAACGACATTGAGTTCGAATACGATGATGAGGACGAAGAAGAAGGCGAAGAATAATGGCTGTCAAACCACTCGCTAATACAGTTGCATTAGGTACTGCTTCAAACGTATACCTCGCTACTGCAGTATTGTTGACTAACGATGGTACCGCAAGAACAGTGACTGTTGCTAATACTCGTTCGATCGAGAATGGTGGTGGTGTTGCTGGATCTGTTCGTATCCCAGCAAATGGACAGTTGGTTATTAGAAAGCGCCCAACAGATACTGTAACCGCAGTAGCTGCATGCTTCGGTACTAAAGTTGCTGAAGGCGGAGAAATCTAATGAAACTGATTACAGAAGTTAATGAAACAATCAAATGCTTTGAAGAAGTTATCGACGAAGCTACTGGCAAAAAGAATATGTACATTGAAGGCGTATTCATGCAATCGAATATCAAGAACAGAAACGGTCGTGTATATCCAACCGAAGTTCTTGAAAAAGAAGTTTCCAGATACAATAAAGAATATGTCGAAAAGAAAAGAGCGTTCGGTGAGTTGGGTCATCCATCAGGTCCAACAATTAACCTGGAGCGCGTGTCCCATCTAATTACAGATCTGAAAAAAGATGGTGACAACTTTGTCGGTAAAGCTAAAATTATGGAATCACCTTATGGTCAGATTGTTAAAGGTCTGATCAATGAAGGAGCACAGCTTGGTGTATCGTCTCGTGGTATGGGTTCATTGAAACCTAATAGAGAAGGTATTAACGAAGTGCAGGATGATTTTTATCTTGCTACTGCTGGTGATATTGTTGCAGATCCTTCTGCTCCAGATGCCTTTGTGAATGGCATTATGGAAGGTGTAGAATGGATTTGGGATAATGGTGTTCTTAGAGCTTCTGAAGTAGAAGAAGTAAAAGAATCCATTGAAACGGCTGTTAGATCTAGATCTGACCGTCAGGAAGCGTTTGGAAAAGCGTTTTCTAGCTTTATGGACAAGATCTCGAAGTTTTAATTATTATAAATAATACTGATTTATAAATCAACCCTATAGGAGTTAATCAATGTCTGATCAGGAAAAAGAAGTTCTTGAAGGCAATATTGAGGAAAAGACTGTACCACATACAGGTGGTTCAGGCGTTCCTGCTGCTGAAGTACCAGAGCCTGTTGCTAAGTCTGCTGGTAAGCGTAAAGCCGACAAGGACGGTGGTGACAAAGCACCACTTAAAATGGACGACAAAGGTACACAAAGTGGCACTAAAGCTGCTGTAGTATCTGAGTTGCTCTCACGTATCAATGATATGTCAAAAGAAGAGCTTTCTGACCTGGTAGCTGAAATGGCTACTGAAGAGTCTGAAGAAGCTGAAGAAGAAATCGTAGAAGCTGAACTGGATGTCTCAGAAGATATCGCTGAAATGCTTTCTAACGGTGACTTCGAACAAGAATTTGTAGAGAACCTTCAAACAGTATTTGGTGCCGCTGTAGCTGCTCGTGTAGCTAAAGAGCGTGCTGATCTGGAAGAAGAGTTCGAAGCCAAGCTGACAGAAGGTCTGGAAACTGTTGAAACAGAGCTGACTGAGAAAGTTGATGACTATCTCTCTTATGCTGTCAACGAGTGGAAAGAAGACAATGAAGTAGCCATCGAGTCTGGTATCCGTACCGAGCTTGCTGAAGACTTCATCAATGGTCTGCATACACTGTTTGCTGAGCACTACATTAATGTTCCAGAGGAAAAAGTAGAAGTTGTTGAAGAACTTGCTGCTAAAGTTGAAGAGCTCGAAGAGAAACTCAACAAGCAAATCGAAACAAATTCTGAGATTTCCAAAGAAGTCGCGCAGTACAAAGTTGAAGAAACTTTCACAGCTGTTGTAGAAGGCCTGGCCGATACACAAGTTGAGAAAATGAGAACTTTTGCTGAAGGTATTGAGTTTAGCGATGAAGATGACTTCCGCAAGAAGCTGGAAGTAGTACGTGAAAATTACTTCCCAACAAAAGCTCCTGAAGCAATTGTCGAGGAAGATCTGGATGATCCTGTTGATCAGGATGAAGTCGTTACGGATCCAGCCATGAGCATGTATGCTGATGCGATTCGCCGTACGATTAAAAAATAAAGTTTGTTATAAATAAATTAGAGTAACAAGGAGAAAATTAATGTACTCTGAAGATATTGCAAAAAAGTGGCAGCCAATTATTGAGCATCCTGATCTGCCAAGCATTCAGGACGTTCATCGCCGCCAAACATTGGCAGTTATGCTCGAAAACCAAGAGAAAGCTGCTAAAGAAGATGCTGCTGGTTCAGCTGGTTACCAAGCCCCAACCCTTCTGGGTGAGGCCGCGCCAACTAACGCCACCGGCAACAGTGTAGACAACTACGATCCAGTGCTGATCAGCCTGGTTCGTCGTTCCATGCCAAACCTGATCGCTTATGACGTATGCGGTGTTCAGCCAATGACTGGTCCAACTGGCCTGATCTTTGCTCTGCGCCCACGTTACACGAGCCAAACAGGTACGGAAGCTCTGTACAATGAAGCAGACGCTGGCTTCTCTTCTGAAGCAGCTGGTAACACCGCTTCTCAAGGTACAATCGAATCATTCGGTTCTGATGCCACAACAGATCCAAACGCCAACACTTATGGTGTTTCGACTGGTATGTCAACAGCTGACGCCGAAGCCCTTGGCGATGGTTCGAGCAACGCTTTCAACGAAATGGCTTTCTCAGTCGAGAAAGTATCGGTCACAGCTGTTAGCCGTGCACTGAAAGCAGAATACACAATGGAACTGGCTCAGGATCTGCGCGCCATTCACGGCCTGGATGCTGAAACAGAACTGTCGAACATTCTGAGCTCCGAAATCCTGGCTGAAATCAACCGTGAAGTTATCCGTACCATCAACATCACTGCTAAAGCTGGTGCTGACCAAGGTAACGTAACAACTTCAGGTGCTTTCGATCTGGACGTTGATTCTAACGGTCGTTGGTCTGTTGAGAAATTCAAAGGCCTGATGTTCCAAATCGAACGTGACGCCAACAGCATTGCCCGTGACACCCGTCGCGGTAAAGGTAACGTCATCATCACTTCGAGTGACGTTGCTTCTGCTCTGCAAATGGCTGGTGTTCTGGATTACACTCCAGCACTGAGCAACAACCTGCAAGTCGATGACACAGGTAACACATTTGCTGGTGTCCTTAACGGTCGCTATCGTGTATACATTGACCCATACTTCTCGAGCACTTCGGGTGGTCGTCAGTACTACACAATCGGTTATAAAGGTTCTAGCGCATTTGACGCTGGTCTCTTCTACTGCCCATATGTACCGCTGCAAATGGTACGTGCAGTTGGTGAGAATACTTTCCAACCAAAAATCGGCTTCAAAACTCGTTACGGTATTGTTGCTAACCCATTTGCTACAACGAATGCAGATGGCGGCATCGGTCACCAGAGTGGCGACGCTAACATTTATTACAGACTGGTTAATGTTAAAAACCTTATGTAATAAGAAGGTTGGATCAACCAACCCACATTCTAAGGGGTCGGCTTTCGCCGGCCCCTTTTTTGTTAGATAAATAGTATCATGGCACAGTTAAGCTCACAACCAGAAAACAATAATTTCTTGTCACCTCTTGGATTCAAGTTCCTTGTCCAAAAGATGCCAAGTACTAATTTCTACACTACGCAAGTCAACATCCCATCTATTGCAGTTGGTGATCTTGAAATGCCTACCCCATTTATTGCAGTACCAACACCTGGTGACCATCTGAGATATGGTACACTCAGTCTTACATTCAAAGTGGATGAAGATCTGACCAACTATACTGAATTGTATAACTGGACAACAGGTATTGGTTTCCCAGAATCATTTGAACAGTATCGTGATGAGTTGAATGTTAATTCTGATATCAAAACACCAACTAGCATGTATTCTGACGGAACGTTGATTGTTATGAACAGTAACATGAGACCTAACAAAGAATTTACGTTTAAAGATTTGTTCCCAGTACAACTTGGTGATATTCAGTTTGATACACAGCAATTAGATCTAGAATATGTCAGTTGCACTGTTGACTTTAGATTCAGATCATTTGATATTAAGACTGTATAGCTATACAGGTAAATTATGACACTAGATGAGATCCATGAGGAGTGGTCGAAAGACGCTCATATTGAACGTGATTTGCTAGACGAAGAGTCACGTAAGATTCCCCAACTACAAAGTAAATACTTTAAGATGTATTCGACAGAACGAATGCGTTTGAAGTCTATGGAATTCAAGTACAAGGAATTGTACAAGCTGAAATATGAATACTATATGGGTACAATTGCTGATGAAGATCTGATGGAGAATGGATGGGAACCTAATCCATTGAAGATTCTCAAAGCAGATGTTAATATGTACATTGAAGCTGATAAGGATGTTATTGAATCGTTGCAGAAGAAAGCTATGCAGCAAGAGAAGGTTGATACTTTAGATAGTATCATCCGTTCAATCAATACACGAGGCTTTCAGATTAAGAACGCAATTGATTGGACCAGGTTTACCAATGGTGGATAGTGTAAAGATCAGCGAAGTATTTAATCCACAGGACTTTGCTTTATTACAAAAGTATGTTTCATTCTTGTATGATAATGTAGATTTGATACAAGATGTTCAGTTGCCATTAGGAGCTCATGTTGAAGGTCCTAATGATATGAATATGTATTCCGTATCCAGAAGTGATCTGATTGATCAACTAATGGTTAATCTGCAACCCAAGTTAGAAATGATTAGTGGTTATAAAGTATTGCCTAAGAATCATTATCTGAGAATCCATAGAGAAGAAAACAAAGGTTGGCCGTTAGAGTATCATGTAGATCATTGTGGTAATGATTTGAATATGACAATCAATATCAGCAATGATAGTAAGAATAGAGACTGGCCAATATATGTTTCAGACTATGATGCTAATGTGAAGGAATATACAACTACTGAGAACCAAGGTGTGTTGTATGATGGAATATATCCACACTGGCGTAATAGTTATCCTGGCGGTGAATATGTTCAGCTGTTTATTCATTATACTAGAGTAGACAATCCTAATGCTGATTGGTGTAGATGGAACTCTAACATCTGGGGTGAAGTTACAGACCAACATACTGACAAAGCTGTGAACACGTTGAATCCATTTGCAGACATGGATAAAGTTGTAGAAGTATATCATAAACTAAAAGATCAAATAGATGATGTAAGTAGGCAGATACGTGATTACAATTAATCATCACAATGAAGTATATATGAAAGTTGATACTATAGATTCTGGTATCGGTCAAGAGCTTGCTGACTTTTTTACATTCAAAGTTCCAGGCTTTCAATTTATGCCCGCATATAGAAACAAGATGTGGGATGGTAACATTCGTCTATATAATAGACGTAACAATATGCTATATGCTGGTCTCGTTCCTTATGTAAAGGAGTTTGCAGATCAGAGAGACTATGAACTAACTATCGATCCAGACCTTGAGAACGAAGATAACTTTTCTGTCAAAGATGCAAAAGACTTTTTCAAGGAGCTTGGTACAAAGTTTGAGCCGAGGGAATATCAGACAGAAGCATTTGTCAAAGCAGTAAGAAGTAAACGTAGACTTATTCTTAGTCCAACAGCGTCTGGTAAATCTTTTATCATTTACCTGTTGACTAAATGGTATCAAAGACCTACATTAGTAATTGTACCAACTATCTCACTCGTTCATCAGATGAAAGGTGACTTTGTTGATTACGGTTGCTCTGAAGAAGATATATATACCATACAAGGTGGTGTAGATAAGAACACAGATAGCAACATAGTTATCTCTACATGGCAATCTATTCATAAAATGCCACGTTCGTGGTTTGATAGATTTGATGTTGTTATTGGTGATGAGGCTCATTTATACAAAGCTAAGTCACTTACCGGCATTCTTGAGAAGATGCCTAACACACCTTATCGTTTTGGGTTTACTGGTACATTGGATGGCACACATACACATAAGCTAGTCTTAGAGGGGCTCTTTGGCGCTGTACACACGGTTATAACCACGAAAGAACTGATAGATCAAAAGTATCTAGCAGACTTTAAAATTAAAGCACTGATCCTTAAATATACAGAAGCTACAAGGAATCAGTTAAAGAAAGCTACATATAATGAGGAAATGGACTACTTGCTTCAATGTCCAGAACGAAATGAGTTCATAAAGAAGTTGTCTTTATCACTTGAAGGTAATACATTAGTATTGTATCATCAGGTTGAGAAGCATGGTAAACCTCTTTACGATATTATCTCAGCAGCTGCAGAAGAAGACAGGAAGGTCTTTATTGTGCATGGAGGCGTAGATGGTGAACAACGAGAAGAAATTAGATCAATCACAGAACAAGAAACGAATGCAATCATTGTTGCTAGTTATGGTACTTTTAGTACTGGTGTCAACATCCGCAGGTTGCACAACGTCATCTTTGCCAGCCCAACCAAAAGTAGAATCAGAACCCTCCAGTCCATCGGTCGAGGACTCCGTAAAGCCGCCAGTGGCGAGACCGGAGAAGACGGAAAAGAGCTCCAAGCCAAAGAACAAGCTACGCTCTTTGATATTGCAGATGATCTTACGTGGAAGTCAAGAGTCAACTACACGCTCAAGCACTTCCTCGAAAGAATGAAATACTACACCGGGGAAAAGTTCCCTTATAAAGTTCATAATATTGAGTTAAAGGCATAATATGGAATACGCTGTTGTTAAGATTGCAGGTGAGTCAGACATCATGGGTAGAGTTGTTAGTCTTGATGAAGACAATATTGTGCTTGCACATCCTATGTATGTTATTGTTAGACAATCTATGGCTACCAAAGGTCTCAGCATGGTAATGCAGAGAGCAACAATGCTTGCAGAAAATCATGAATTAGAGCTTGACCTAGAACAAGTTATTGGGTATTATTATCCTGCACCTGAAGTAGTAGACTATTATCAAGAAGTAGTCTATGCTCACACATCAATGTATGATGGAATGTTTCGTAAGCAAATGACTGGCGAAGACTTCCAGGAGGAAAGTTCGGAGATCTTAGATAAACTAAGCGAATACTTAACTAAGTCATCTTCGAATACAGTATTTCACTAATGGCAAAACACTACGTAAACAACAAAGAGCTTTATGCTGTGATGGAGGAATACATCGCAAAAGTAAAGCAAGCTGAAGAAGAAAGATGGAATAGACCACCACAGGTTCCAAACTATGTTGGCCAGTGTCTAATCCAAATTGCTAATAGATTAGCAACTAAACCTAACTTTTCAGGTTATACATATAAAGAAGAAATGATTTCAGATGGTATTGAAAATGCGTTGATGTATATCAACAACTTTAATCCTGAGAAGTCAAAGAATCCGTTTGCATATTTTACACAGATTATCTATTATGCATTCCTAAGACGAATACAAAAAGAGAAGAAGCAGACATATATTAAACATAAAGCGTTTGAGAAGTCTGTTGTATTTAACGAGATGGTCATCACACAAGATGGTGCACATCATTCTGAAACTAGTGATACCTCTTTTGCTCAAGAGTTCCGTGGCGAATTTATTGAATCGTATGAAAAGGGATTGAAAGAGCGTAGAGAGAAAACTAAGAGAGCTAAACAGGATAAAGAAAATGAATAACGATCTGCCTGTACAAATTCAGTATCTGATTAAAGAACTGAATGATGATAGAACGAGACCTGAGTTGCGTGCTAACTACATGATTCAGCTCAAGGATATTCGTAATCTTATCGATGATGAAATTGTAAAGTTTGAAAAAGTCTACAACCAGTAGGGTATAATTATATTATGAAGATTGCTTTGGTAACTGACACTCACTTTGGTGCTCGTGGCGATAACCTGCAGTTTGCTGCATACTTTAAGAAGTTCTATGATGAGGTGTTCTTTCCATATCTGAAAGACAACAACATCAGAACATTGATCCACCTAGGTGATATTGTTGATCGACGTAAGTTCATCAACTTTCAGACAGCTAAGATTCTACGTGAGACTTTCATTGAGCCTATTGTCAGAGAGGGTATTGACGCCCATCTGATTATTGGTAATCATGATACTTACTATAAGAATACAAATGAAGTCAACTCTATGGCGGAGTTGTATGAACATGGTGTGTATCCAAATCTACACTTCTACTCACGTCCAGAAGTAGTTGACTTTGATGGTGAGCCAATCATCATGATGCCTTGGATCTGTAATGATACACGTGATGAGTCTTTTGAGATTATCAATAGTGGTAAGTCTCAAGTGTTGATGGGTCATCTTGAGATCCATGGCTTTGAGATGTACAAGAACAATCCTGTACACATTGGTATGGATCAGAAACTATTCTCTCCTTTAGATGTAGTATGCTCAGGTCACTTCCATACACGTTCCACACGAGGTAACATTACATACCTTGGTTGTCCGTATGAGATGACATGGTCTGACTATGACGATCCGAAAGGATTTCATATCTACGATACTGAGACACGTACATTGGAGTTCATTGAGAACCCTAATCGTATGTTCCATAAGGTCAAGTATGATGATGTTGAGATGAAGAATGAAGATATCGTTGCTATGGAATTCCCAGAGCTAGCTGGTGGTATTGTTAAAGTAATTGTTAAGAATAAAACCAATCCATTCTTCTTTGATCTGTTTATTGATAAGATTGAGAAGGCTGGTGTAGTAGACCTGCAAGTCGTTGAAGATCATTTGAACTTGGATTTGCAGGACGATGAAGACATTATTGATGAAGCAGAAGATACTCTAACTATCTTGACGAAGTATATTGACCAACTTGAAGAGGTCGACAAGGTTGGTCTTGAACAACTTATCCGCAATCTATACAATGAAGCATTGGTGGCGCAAGGATGATTTTCTTTCAGAAGCTGAGATATAAAAACTTTCTATCTACAGGTGATGTGTTTACAGAGTTGGATCTGACTAAGTCAGAATCTACTCTTGTAGTTGGACAGAATGGTGCAGGGAAGTCTACATTCCTAGACGCCTTGCACTTTGCTTTGTATAACAAACCATTCCGTAACATCTCTAAACCTCAACTTGTAAACTCTATGAATGGCAAAGGTCTATTGGTTGAGCTTGAGTTTAAGACTGGCAACCAAGAGATTCTAGTACGCCGTGGTATCAAACCTAACAAGTTCGAAGTTCTTATCAATGGCAAGGAACAGAATGAGATGGCTAATGTCAGAGATCAGCAGACATGGTTTGAGAAGAATGTAGTGCAGATGGATATGACAGCATTCCGTCAAGTAGTTGTTCTTGGATCTGCTAACTATACTCCTTTCATGCAGTTGCCTTCTATGCAAAGACGTTCTGTCATTGAAGAGCTGCTCGGTATCAATATCTTTACTACAATGAATCTTCTACTGAAAGATCACATTCAAACGAACAAAGAATCTATTGGTGACAATGATCATTCTATCGATAAAGTAGAGATTGAGATGAATGTGATGGATCAGTATAAAGATCAAGAAAGTAAGAAACGTAAGCAGCAGATCAATGAGTTGGATACCAAGAGAACGAATACACAGGCATCAATTCTTACAGTTAATGGTGAGATTGAAGAACTCCAGAAACAAGTATCAGAGAAGCAAGAGTCTATTGCTGATGAAGCGAAAGTTAAAAAGACCATCGACCAAATGCGTTCCATCTATGCTAAAGTCGAAGACAAGATCCACAGGCTTGAGAAAGAGATTGAATTCTTTGAGTCGAACGACCAATGTCCGACATGCGAACAAGAGTTTGAACCTGAGTTCAAGGAGAAACATGTCTGTAAGCGTAGAGAATCAAAACAAGAGACTGAATCTGGTCTCGGTGACATGGATGCCGAGCTCAGCAAGAGGACAGACCGTCTTAACGATATTGCTAACGTCGTGTCAGAGATTAATAACCTCAATCAGCAAATCAGTCAAAGGAATGGAGAGCTCACCGGACTCCAGAGGACCTTGGAAGAAGTCGTGGATACAATTGCAAGACTTTCGCAGGATACCAATGAAGAGGATGACAATAAAAAGAAAGAACGTGCTCTCAAGAAGCAGCTCAAAGAACTTAGTAAGATCAAAGAAGAGTTGTCTAATGAAAGAGAAGTATTGAAAGTAGCATCAGTACTTCTTAAAGATGGTGGGATCAAAGCTAAGATTATTAAGCAGTATATCCCTATCATGAATAAGTTGATCAACAAGTATCTAGCATCTATGGACTTCTTTGTCAACTTTGAACTTGACGAGGAATTCAATGAAACAATCAGATCAAGACACAGAGACGCTTTCTCTTATGACTCGTTTTCGGAAGGCGAGAAAATGCGTATCGACCTGGCTCTACTTTTTACGTGGAGAGCTATTGCTAAGCTCCGTAATTCTGCTGCTACTAATCTTCTCATCATGGATGAAGTGTTCGACAGTTCGCTTGACAATACTGGTACAGACGAGTTGCTGAGAATCATTAATGAGTTGACAAAAGATACAAATACATTTATTATCTCACATAAAGGTGATCAACTATTTGATAAGTTCGCCAATGTGATTAAGTTTGAGAAGGTGAAGAACTTCTCAAGGATTGCAGCATGACCATTTATAAACAAGTAAGCAATATCGATCATAATCCTGAGCTGAGAAGCTGGTATTATGATGACTTTGGTAATCGTGTTGACAAGAAGACTGGTCAATATGTTATTCTTGTTAATGAAGAAAAGACAGAGGATTATTATGATACTAAACCTTGTGACACCGAATGATCCAATTCTACATAACCCTGTAGAAGAATTCGATCCATCATCTATTGATTTGGAAGACGTAGTAGCAAGTATGTTTGCTACAATGTATCATTATAGAGGTGTAGGACTATCTGCTAACCAAGTGGGTCTACCATATCGTATGTTTGTTATGGGAACACCAGATATGGAACTCGTGTTTATCAACCCAAAGATTCGTTCACTTAGTGGTGACTTGGAGGTTGCAGAAGAAGGTTGTATCTCTCATCCTGGCTTATTCATTAAGATCAAACGTCATCAAGAAGTTCGCTTGATGCATAGTAACATGCAAGGTCAAAGTCAAGCGTTGACTTATAAAGGAATGACAGCTAGAATTATACAACATGAGATGGACCACCTTGATGGTGTGGACTACCAACGACGTGCAAACCGAATCCATCTTGAGCGCGCTCGTAATCAATTGAAGAAGTGGAAGAAACGTAATGGCGTACTATAGTACTAAAACATACGGACACGAACGTGGCTTGTCGTGTGCATTCCGTCAGCCGAGAGCATTTCATTCTCATTGTAAACTTATCCATGGCTACTCTTTGTCGTTTAGTTTCAAGTTTGGTTGTACTGAGCTTGACGACAAGAACTGGGTTGTGGACTTTGGTGGTCTAAAGGATCTAAAGAACTGGTTGGAAGATAACTTCGATCATACACTTGCAGTGGATCATGCTGATCCAATGAAGGAAACTCTACAAGAACTCGCACGTCATGAGCTTGCAGTTATTCGTCTGTTTGATGGTGTGGGTTGTGAGAAGTTTGCAGAGCATGCATTCAACTTTGCAGATAAAATGATTACAGAGAAATATGGCGACCGTTGTTGGGTCGAGTCAGTTGAAGTCAGA